GCGCATTCTGGAGCCATTCACGGGCGCATGGCAGCGCAACATTGAGGAGAGGCGAGGAGATCTGATCACCTATCCGACGCTGTATGCGTGCATCTATCGCATCTCGTCGGACATCGGGAAGCTACCCTTTTCGCTGCGAAGCCGAGATGCTAATGGCGTGTGGACCGAAGTGAGCAACTCGACTTACGACCCGGTACTGCGCAAGCCAAACGGCTTTCAGACGCCGGCCCAGTTCCGCGAATACTGGATTATCACCAAGCTGACCCAAGGAAATGCCTACATCCTGAAGCGCCGGGATGGTCGCGGGGTAGTTACGGAACTGTACGTGCTGGATCCTGAACGCGTGATGCCGATGGTGTCCGATTCGGGTTCTGTCTACTACCAACTGCAGACCGACAAGCTGAACAGCTTGCCCGACGGCTACCCGGCTGAAAATCTGATCGTTCCAGCCAGCGAGATCATTCACGACCGCTGCATGACGGTTCACCATCCTCTTATCGGTGTCCCGCCCTTGGCCGCAGCGCACTGGCCTGCGCTGAAGAACATGAAGATCATGCGCTCGGCAACGGAGTTCTTTGCGAACAACGCTCAGCCTGGTGGTCTTCTTACGGCCCCGGCTGGCATGTCAGAAGACGATGCAAAGGCGGTCCAGAGCTATTGGAATACGGAATTTTCAGAGGGAAAGTCCGGGAAGGTGGCAATTATCGGCGCGGATATGAAGTTCACGCCGTTTGCCATGAAGAGCATCGACGCCCAGATGATCGAGCAGATGCGCTACAGCGATGAGCAGATATGCCAGCCGTTCGGGATTCCCCCGTTCAAGGTCGGGATCGGGACCATTCCATCCGGTCTGGGCGTCGACGGCGTGAACCTCATGTACTACAGCGATGCGTTGCAGGCTCCCATTCAGCATATTGAAGACCTGCTCGACGATGGTCTTAAGGTTATCCGGCCACTTGGCATCGAGCTGGATACGGAGCCGCTTTTGCGTATGGACGAGGCGAAGAAGGCGGAGATCAACACGAAGCTGGTAGGCGGAATGATCAAGACTCCTGACGAAGGGCGCCGGCCGTTCAACCTGGCTCCTACTGCTGGCGGGGACACCCTGTGGGGGCAGAACCAGGATTACCCGCTGGGCATGCTGGCTGATCGTAAAGAGTGGGATCCCGCCATGCAGCCCGCGGCTACGCCCGCTCCTGCGCCCGAGCCGGATACTGATTTGGAAGAATTGCGCGCCTTTGCAGGTACCCACAAGGCTATCGCCGCAATGAAGAAAGCCCTGGAGCCTACCTATGTCGTTTGACCCTGAACTGTTCGGCCAAGCCATGGGCGACGCGATCATCAAGGCCGTGCAGCCGCTTAAAGACGAAATTGCGCGTCTGAAAGCCCTGCTTGCCGAACTCCCGCAACCAGTGGCGGGGAAAGACGGCGCTGATGGCCGTGACGGCAAGGATTGCGACATGGAGGCCGTCAAGCAGATGGTTGCGGATGCCGTGAAGTCCATCCCGGTTGTGCATGGCAAGGATGGGGCTGACGGAAAGGACGGCGAGCGCGGAGAGAAAGGCGAAGACGGCCAGAAGGGCGCGGACGGCGTTGGGATGGCCGGAGCCATGATCGACCGTGAGGGCGCATTGCTCGTCACGATGAGCAATGGCGAGGTCAAGAATCTTGGCCCGGTGGTCGGATCGAATGGACGCGACGGCAGCGACGGAAAGGATGGGGCGGACGGAATAGGCCTTGACGCCTTCGAGATGGAATACCTGGATGAAACGCACGAGGTGCGGATCAAAGCGTCTTGCGCTGGCCGAGTGAAAGAGGTCCGCTATCCTGCCGGCGGCATCCGGCCAGGCGGCTATTGGCGCGATGGCACGAAGGCCAAAGCTGGTGAGGCTTGGGTCCATGACGGATCGCTTTGGATCGCAAAGAAGGACACCCCGGCCAAGCCCGAATCCGCGGGCGATGATTGGGTGATTGCCGCTCGGAAGGGGCGGGATGGTGAGCGCGGCCCGAAAGGCAAGGACGCTACCCATGAAGCGCCTATCAAGCTGAAGGACCAAGCATGAGCCTCGTGAGCGTCGAGGAAGCTCGCATGCACCTTCGAGTTGACTCGCTAGACGACGATTCGTGGTTTGCAACGTGGATTCCCGCCGTCGAGAACGCAGTTTTTACCTGGCTGAAGGACTCGTGGCGTGCCTATGAGGCATCGGGCGACGTCGACAGCGCTGGCGATCCGATCCCTGCTGAGGATTCGAACGGCGACCCGATTCCGAAGTATGCGGTGAAGGCCGCCATCTTGGTTGAACTGGCCCAGCAGTATCGGTTTCGAGATGGCTCAGATGCTGGTGCTGTGCCCGCCCATTGGGGCCACGGATATGTGCTTGGTGCAGGCGCGACGAGCCTGCTGTCTGGCCTGCGGAAGAGTACGGTCCGATGAGTTTAGAGGCTGGTCGTCTTCGCCATCGGGTAGCGATTGAACGCATTGTCATTGCTCAGGACCCGGTAACCGGGGCGGTGACTGAGACGTGGACGGAAATCGCTAAGGTCTGGGCGGCCGTCGAGCCGCTGTCGGCCCGGGAATTTGTCCAGTCGGCTGCGGGCCAGTCTGAAGTGACGGCCCGCATCACAATCCGGACCCGCGACATCATGGCCACTGACCGCATCATCCACCGTGGCACGGCATACAACATCCGCGGCGTGCTTGCGGACAAGGATAGCGGGCTGGAGTACATCACCCTTCCGGTCGGAGCCGGGCTTAACGAGGGCTGAATTGGAGTTTGTGTTGCTGGCGCCGGGTCCTAGCATGAGCCGCGACCTGGCGGAGTCCATGCGCGGTCAGCGAGTCGGCGTGGTCAGCAACGTGTTTGAACTGGCACCTTGGGCTGACTTCCTGGCTGCGAACGACCGGGCTTGGTGGCGTGCCTACCCGGAAGCGCTCAAGTTCGCTGGGCATAGGTTTTCCAGCAGTGAGTTCCCGGGTGTCGAACGATGCCGACCGGGCAATACGCAGTGGGCGAGTGGTGTTCTGGCGCTACAGGTGGCTGTGAACCTTGGGGCGAAGCGGATCCGGCTGTACGGATTCGACATGCACGGCTCGCATTACTTCGGCGACTACACGAACGGACTGGTCAACACGAAGCCCTATCGCCGTGCTGTTCACCTGCAGCAGTTCCGAGATTGGGCTCGGACGAACCCGGGGGTCCAGGTGGTCAACTGCACGCCTGGTTCGGCGTTGGACTGCTTCCCGATGGAGGCAGTTTGATAGTTCGGGGGATGAAGGGGCTGGGAGACAACATCTACCAGCGGGCCTTTGTTAAGCGGTTGCAAAGTCCCGTGTACCTGGAGACGCCCTGGCCGGAGTTGTACGAGGACCTGCCAGGAGTCAAGTTCGTCAAGGCGGATACGCCGCTGCGAACCCAGGCAAAGAATATGGCGCTTCAGCAGGCTTCGCGCTGGGAAAGGCCACCAAGAGAGTCGGTGGTAACGGTCCAGTACGGCACCGCTGGGATTGTGACCGGCATGCGTCGGTGCTTTGGGGTTGCTCCAGGTGAATTCGACTTGCCAGATTTCGGGCCGTCTCCCATAGCGGGGCGGTACATGGTGGTGCGTCCGGCGACAGTGCGCGCCGAGTGGGTCGCGGAAGCACGCAACCCGTTGACCATGTACATCGCGGAGGCGGCTGAGATGGCTCGAGCGGCGGGTTACCGGGTTATCTCGGTGGCGGACCTGGAGCCTGGCAAAGAGTGGGCGGTTGGGAAGTTGCCACCAGCGGACGAGGTTTATCACGGTGGCGAATTCAGCGTCCGGCAGTTGATGGCGCTAGTGCAGAACGCCGCGGCTGTGATTGGTGGTATCGGCTGGATTCTTCCGGCTGCGATTGCCATGAAGGTACCCGCTTGGATCATCTGCGGCGGGCAGGGCGGCTTCAACGCCCCAGAACTAATTACGGACGAGAAGTACATGGACCTGAGCCGAATTCGGTTCGCGGTCCCGGACAACCTTTGCCGGTGCCGGCAGAGACAACACAACTGCGACAAGCGAATCAAGAACCATGCAAGTGACTTTGCCGACTGGCTGCGAAGACTCCCTGATTTGGTGGCCTGAGTTGGGCATGGGGTTCCATCCCCGGCCCGCGATGGACTACGCGACCAGCTATTGGGATGAATTCCGCCAGCGTGACGCGTCGCCGATGGGCGAACTCCTGACGGAAGCTCGGCTTTCCCTGGTGCGTCGGCATTACGCAGGACAGATTGTGGACATCGGGATTGGTGGCGGTCGATTCGTGGAGTACGCGGCCGCTCAGGGCTACGACGTCAATGCTGAAGCCAACGAGTGGCTGCGCCAACGCGACGCCTACTGCGACCCTTACAGCCGGCCGGTTGACGCCATCACGTGCTGGGACAGCCTGGAGCACATCCCAGATCCAGCCGCGCTGCTGGCGCAGGTTCGCGAATGGGCTTTCATCGCCATCCCGATCTTCGAAGAGGGCGATGGCGTCCCGGCCAGCCGTCACTACAAGCCGGGTGAGCATATTTGGTACTTCAGCCACCGCGGCCTGGTCGACTGGATGAAGGCGCAGGGCTTTGTCTGCATGGAACACAACGACGCCGAGACCGAACTCGGCCGCGAAGGCATCCGTAGCTATGCGTTTATGAGGGTCAAGTGAAAGTTGAGGTCAAGCTCTCCGGCGTCGATGGTGTTCTGGATTTGTTGAAGAGCTTGCCAGCCGAAGTCGTTTCGAAGCGCGGCGGCCCGGTGAAGCTTGCTTTGGCGAAAGGTGCCCGGCTTATTCGTGACGCCGCACGCCAGAATCTGCGTGCAGCTATCGCGCAGAACGGGGAAGAATCCACGGGCCTGCTGCTTGAGAACGTGATTTCCAGCCGAGGTAAGGCGCCAGCAGACGGTAAGGGCGAGCGTTATTTGGTGCGAGTGCGTCGCAAGACCTACCCGGGCCGAAAGCCAGAGAAGGGCGGCGGCGTTCCCAATGTTCGGAAGTCAGCGCAGTTAATGGAATACGGCTCTGAGCACCAGCCGGCGCGGCCCTGGTTGCGGCCTGCTGTGATCCAGAACGGGGAGCGCGCCATCAGCGTCATCACCGAAGACCTGAAGAAGCGCATCGACAAGACGGTGGCCGATCTGGCCAAGAAGGGGTTGAGGTAAACCATGCTGCCCAAGGTATTCCCCGTCCTGAAGACGCCTGCAGTCCTTGCGATAGTTGGCGGCCACCAGGTGAGGATCTTCCGACATGGTGCCGCCCCGCAGGCTACGGACAAGCCCTACGTGACATGGTTTGAGGTCAGCGGTCAACCTTACGACCAGATCAGCGGTCTTCCTTGTGGTGACTTTGATAGCGTGCAGATTGACTGCTGGTCGATGGACGACACCCAAGTTGACGCGCTGGCGACCGCCGTTCGTGACGCGGTGGACGCTGCAGGATTCGCGAACCGGTTGATCATCAATCAGCGAGACCCCGACACCAAGCTGTATCGGATCGGCATCCAGGCCGATTTCATCAACTCTAGCCGTTAACCCTACCTACTTTCACACAGCCCGCCTTGAGCGGGCTTTTTGTTTTGGAGCCAGCAATGAGCAATGGAAGCGTAAAAAGCCAAGGCACCGCCCTCTACCTGCGTATGGTGGACTCTGGCGGCGCATCCCTCGTATTGATGGAGTGCCCGACCGGCATCAGCGGTCTGGGCGGTGCGGCAGATCAGATCGATGACACCTGCCTGGGTGACACCGTAGACCGCAGTTTCGTGCGCGGCCTTGGCAATCCCGGCCAAGTGTCTGTCCCGTTCATCCTGAAGCCGATGGCGGTGAGCCACCAGGAACTGTTCGCCTTGAAGGATATCGGCGACACGCTGCAGTGGATCGCCTGCCTGTCTGACGGCACCGCGGCGCCGACGCTGAATTCGAACGACGACATCCAGCCGCCGGCAGCCCGTACCTCGTTCATGTTCAACGCCTACATCGCAGACGTGAATATCGACATCGCGTCGAACGACGTTGTGAAGGGCACTTTGACGCTGCAGCGGTCGGGCGTCGTCACTCCGACCTGGAAGGCCTAACGATGCTCGACTCGTCGTTCTTTGTGTCGGGCGGTGTTCAACCCCGTGACGTTGAGCTTTCTGATGGAAAGAAGCACCGGCTGTACTTCAAGGAGTATTCCGGTGCCGCGTTTACCCAGTACGCGCTGGCCATCCGGTCGAAGGACCTGAAGGAGAAGGCGATGGGCATGGCCATTTTGATTGCAGCCAGTCTCTGCGAGGCGGACGGCAGTGAGGCCATCACCTTTGAGCGCGCCTGCGAACTCAAGCCAGATGTGATGCAGGCCATCTTCGCCAAAGTCATGGAAGTGAATGGCGTCAAGAAAGAAGGCCAAGGCGAAAAAAACGCATAGAGGCTGGTAGTGACGAATGGCTGTGGTTCACGCTTGCCCTGAGCCTTGGGGGCCGAACTGTGGCGCAGCTTCAGGCGGAGATGTCTCAGCGCGAGTTTGAACGGTGGCGCCATTTTTACGAGCGGTTCCCCTTTGATTTCACGCATCTCCACTACCGGCCGGCAGCGATGATTGCCCAGGCCATGTCCTC